CTCTTCAGGGGTCATCATGGCAGGAGCAGCAGGAGCAGCAGGAGCAGCAGGAGCAGCAGGAGCAGCAGGAGCAGCAGGAGCAGCAGCGGCAGGAGCAGCAGCGACACCCGACAGCAGTGCGGCGGTCATCGCTTCAAGTGCAGCGGTGTTTTTCTTCAGTTCATTTTCGAGGCTCATTTCTCGCTTCCTTCTAATGTATAACCAGATTCAAATGCTTCAGCGGGTGAGAACGATTTGTAACCGTCTTTGTAGGCCACGTAATACCCACCGGGTTGAGGGTCGTGCTTCTTGACAAACCGCGCACTCAGTACAACCGGTGCAAACCCTTCTTCTTCAACCTCCATGCTGAACGACTTCTCAGTTCGAGGCTTGATCGACTTGATTTTCAACGCCCAAACCTGCTTGTGACAGGTATATCGAGGCATCTCCATCTGAACGCCGTCACTTTGTGACATAAAGTTCTTCAAGTTCTTCAGTTGCGATGATTCGCAGGTTACCAGAGTTGAATGCAGTGATCAGTTCACGCACTAACAGCTGATAAGGCTTGCCGGTCACACGGATCGACTTCTGTTTGAAAATTTCCAACTCACGTGAATCAACCCGACACCGCAGGTTGTCATCAAGGTTGCTGGACTGTTCTTCGGCATCGGTTGCCATGATTGACCCTCTTCGTTCGATTCATTTGCGATCATCTTAGTGGAACAATTCACTGCATGTCAACATGAATGTTTGACTTTGTTCTACAAGGGTCATACTCTGCAGGCTGACAGAAAGTGGTCGTCAGGGTACTATATAAAGTTCACGCGACGTACAGCAGATTCAGATGGTGACGGTGACATGGTGACAAACGATGGATTCCTTCGAGCAATTTTCGGTGATGACGCACCGTTCGCACACGTCACAGGCTTCCCTTATGACCCCGGCAACATACCAAAAGACAAGCACCTGATTGCGTGGAAGGGTGACTATCACAGTCGCTACAGGCTGCAGCCAAACCACAATCAGTATTTCACCATCAGTGCGTTCTACTGTGACGACCAGTCTCAGGCACGACGTCGCAAGGCACTGTTCCGCTACACCCCGTGCATCGTGCTGGATGATGTCAAAGAGAAGCTGTCGATGACTGAGGTGGCGAAGCTGCCGCAGCCGTCGTGGATACTTGAATCATCAGCAGGGTCGGAGCAGTGGGGGTATATCCTCAACACACTCTGTGAAGATCGCGGTCGTGTTGAGAACCTGCTTGATGGCCTGGTGGCGAACGGTCTTGCTCCTGACGGTAAAGATCCAGGCATGAAGGGTGTCACCCGGTACCTGCGACTGCCTGAAGGCATCAACAACAAGGTATCGAAGTTGGTCAATGGTCAGCCGTTCAAGTGCAGGATGCTGGTGTGGGAGCCGACACGACGGGTGACGATGGAGCAGCTTGCAGCACCGTTCGCTGTGGACCTTGATGCGGTGCGACGTGAGTCACGGGTCGACGGTGCTGCAGCAGTGAGTGACCACCCGCTGATCAACATCCCTGACATTATTCACATCAAAGAGGTTCGCAGCGATGGTCGGTTTGATATTAAATGCCCTTGGGTTGATGAGCATACTGGAGCCGACGACAGCGGGGCTGCGGTATTCACAAACGAAGACGGCACCATCGGTTACAAATGCCACCACGGGAACTGCCAAAGCAAAACCGGTAAAGACCTGCTCAGATTCATCGACGCTCAGCAACCGGGATGGTCAGTCAGTACCCTGAAGAACTGGCAGATCATGCGCAGCTTCGACGTGGCGGCACCAGCTCCTGCAGTCAGCTTTCTATTCGCCACCGGTGATCCGAACCCACTCAACGCAGCTGCAGAAGATCGTCGATTCGCTACTGTCGAGGAAGTCAGCTTCATGACACCGGTGGTGCCCACACCTCCTGCACCGGTAGCACCAGCTGTGTCGGCACCCACTGCAGACGCTATACAGCTGCTCTGTGACATGCTGCGTCGGCAGATACCGTCAACCCCTGAAGCACGCACTGCTGCCGGGAACATGCTCAAGCACGTTGACGACATGCCGAAGATGGATCAGAAGCACTGGCACGAACAAGTCTGCGACATCATGCGGTGGTCGAAGGCCGACTTCAGGGACATCATCAAGGATCTGCGTGCTGGGTGGTACGTCGACAACTCCAACGCTGCTGACTTCTATGACAACGTGGTGTACGTGAAAGAGCTGAATCAGTTCTACGATCTGAAGTCGCGCATCTTTTTCAGCACTGAGGCATTTCAAAATTCGTTCGCTCATGAGGACGCTGAAGCTCGCAAGGTCGCGTTGCAGGACGGTCGAGTGCGCAAGGTCGATAAGCTGGACTACGCGCCGAAACAACCCCAAGTGTTTGTCGAAGGTCACACGATGTACGGCAACATGTGGAGTGATGCCGATCAGCCACAAGGCACACACGGTGACGTGACTCGCTGGCATGACCACTTCGATGCACTGGGGTGGGGTGAGCATCGCAAGCACGTCGAGCAGTGGATGGCGTACACGCTGCGGCACCCTGACCGCAAGATCAACCACATGTTGCTGCTTGGCAGTGGTGAGGGGTGCGGTAAAGACTTCCTGCTGTATCCACTGATCGAAGGAATGGGTGAAAACGCTGAGGTGATCAGTGGTGAAGAGTTGGTCAGCGATTTCAATGAATACCTGTTGAGCACCAAGTATCTTCACATCAACGAAACAGAGCTGGGTGACCGTCGTGAAGCGATGGCTGTCAGCAACAAGCTGAAGCCGATCGCGTCAGCACCACCGAACAGGCTCGGCGTTAACCAGAAAGGCATCAGGCGTATTAAAGTGCGTAACATCGTCAACGGCACCATGACCACCAACAGTCAGTTGCCGCTGCGACTCAACGGCCCCAGTCGTCGATTCTTTGCACTGTGGTCTGACATGAACCCACGTGGTGAAGACGGTCAGATGCGTGCTGACTGGCTTGCATACTGGGAGGATCGGTGGAACTGGATGAGAGGGGGTGGGTGGTTGAACGTGTTGCACTACCTGCACCATGAAGTCGACTTGACCGGATTCAACCCTGGTGAAGCACCCCCAGTCACTGAGTTCCTGAAGGACATTCAAGAGTCGTCAAAGACACCCCAGCAGCAGACGATCGAGGCGTTCATCAGTAACCGCATCGGCATGTTCAAGTGTGACCTGCTGAGTGCTCAGGACATGAGTGATACCGTGAGAACTGAAGGTGTGTTCTCGACCAACAATGTTTATTGCGATGTGAAGTACCTGACACCGGTCGGCATCGGTCGGGCGCTGAGTGGTGCAGTGGGGGTGGTGCAACTGCGTGGTCGCAGGGACGATAGCCAGGTCAGACTGTACGCGATTCGTGACGCGGTGAAGTATCAAGCGCTCGGTGCATCTGATCTATATCGGGAATATGAACGACAGGTTGCAGCGGTGCGCGGTGCGACCCCTTTGACGGTGGTGAAATAGAGGTGACGACGATGGAATACTTACTACCTGCAGCACTAGGTGCATCTTACATTTTTCACATCCGGCAAGCTTATCGTGAAGGCAACAAGCTGGGAATGTATGGGTATATCAACGCGACATTGCTGTTGATTGGTTTCACATTCGTGATTTCAACTTAGAATTATTTGACATGTGGAACAATGTGGTACTACACTCAGTTCAAATCAACTGAGGTGACGAACCATGAAACGCATTGTGGACTTCAAAACATTCGAACTGGTTGGTACAAAAGAGGGAGCGCTTGAGCTTCGCAAGGGTCTGTATGGTGTCTACTTCGTGAAGCTCAACGATGAGACTGTGTTCCGTGGTTCCGAGCTTGACGCTGAGGAATATTACCTCAGTCGACTCCACAGCCAAGCACCAAAGATCGGCGCTTTGGCTTTCGCAATTTAAGGTGACGGTTATGGGTACGTTAGAAGACCAACTGGATGAGCAGCAAGCCATGCTCACCGCGTTCAGGCATGCAGCGAACTCACTAGGCAAGGCGACTGGTGTAATCGTCAGTCACGTCGATCATGATGAAGCTGCGAAGTCAGTCGCCGGTGATCATTACTCCCTTGAACTGCTGGCTGAGTCTGAACTGCGGTACACTCGGCTGAAGGCTGCTGCTGAGGGTGTGGTGGATACTCGCAACAGCATGACTCGATCAATTTGCTCCATTGACGCATTGAAGAAGGTGTTGAAGTGACCGACATCAAATGCCCAAAGCATGACACTGGTGGCGGACCCTGCTACTGCGGCAAGGTGCCGGGTGAGCCAGTAGTTGTGCCTGAGAAGAATCTGCGCAAGTACACCCTAGTCACTTCAACTGGTGGTCGAATCGTCACGACATCTGAATCATTGATCCAAGCGATTCGTGAGACTGGGTGCCTGGATATCGTCAGCAGTAAATCTGAGCCTGCGGAGGCATGCGCGATGAGCAACTGTCAGTCGGTGTACCAGCACGGCAACGATCAGTACGTCTGCACTCGCTGCAACTGCAGTTGGGACCGTGACGATAAGGCACCGGTGTGCAAGACCAACGCTGATCTTGAGCGTGAGACTATCGACAAGTTGAGGGCTGAGCTGAGCAACGCACCAAAGTGTCAGGAATGCTTTGCAACCGAATCGACCATGCAGCGTGACGATGGTACCTACTGCTGCGGGTCGTGTTATCAGGAGGAAGAGTGATGATCAAAAATAATGAGCACGCGATCAAGGTGCAGAACCGTCGATATGACAGCGGCAAGAAAGGTGTTGCAAAATCAGTTCGTCGGTTTGTGATGGCGCAGTATGGTCGACCACTGATCCTGGTCCCTGAAGTTAAGGACCAAGCCTTCTATCGCTTCACCGGTTGCGACGGTGTGCATCAAGGTTGCCGTGAATTGAAACCCACCAGACAAGGTCGATGGCTGCATGGTTCATTCGAACAGATGCTCAGCCGCATGGATCGGAGCATTGACCATGACAACTGAAGCCTACCAACGTGGCGCTGCTGCACGTCGCAGTGGTCACCCTGAACCAGAATGCCCTTATGCACCAGGCACCATTGAGTACGCTGACTTTGCATCAGGGTTCATTGAAGCTGCACCGCTGACGGTGCCGGGAGTGGAGGCACACGATGGGTGAAGTGACTAAGTTGATCCTGTTCATGCTGGGTGTGATCTGCATCTGCATGGCCACCACCGTGAGTACCTGGTGCTTGATACCTGCGGTGATATTCTGGGCTAGTGCTTATCTGGTGTACTGGTTCACTGACGATCAGTTTGAGGCGTATGACCCGTTCGATCTGTGTGACCCGGCAAACGGTTTATGTGATCCTGAGATGGGGGAGTATTGAGATGAAGTGTAAATGTAATGGGTCACCGGTGCGCGGTGGAATCTGCGGGTCGGTCAAGGTCCAAGTGAACAGTGAAGCATCTGAATGTGGTGCTGAACCCGGTACCTGTAAACATCAGGAGGGTTACCGTCGTCACACCTGTGGTGGTTGCGAAAACCTGAAAGCCAACACCATGTTCGGTTGCGCAGTGATGTACTGTGAACCGACTGATCACGTGGTGCCGCACTCAGCAGAACAGCAACCTGACGGTTCAACCAATGTGATCCTGTGGCGTGTTCCTGAGAGTTGCCCACTCAGTGATGATGAGGTCATCAAGAGCGCTGATCAAGCAGCAGAGAAACACTGGGTCAAGATGAGGGTGGTGAAATGATCACGATAGGTACAGCAATGGTGGTGTACGCTGGTCAGTTCTACAAAGAGGCGAAGGTGCCCGCTGGTCCTATGTGGCTGACTGCTGTGGCTGCTGATGTCGTCGTTGCTGCGTTAGGAGGCATGTCATGATTAAGCCACTACTAGCTGTGAAGGTCGATTACGAAAAGATCCGGTTCCCGGTGCTGGGTACACCGAAACTCGATGGCATTCGATGCTTGATGGTCGACGGTGTGGCGATGTCGCGCACCATGAAGCCTATCCCTAACCAGTTCATCCAGGAGCAGCTGAGGGGCATGCACGGGCTTGACGGTGAGCTGATGGTGCACGGTGACTACAACGCTGTACAGTCGGGCATCATGAAGCGTGACGGTGAGCCTGACTTCACCTACCACGTGTTCGACACCTTCATCAGTGACATCGGTTACGCTCAGCGGATTCAAGATCTGCAATGGGCTGACGATCAGCCGCGCTGCCTGCTCCTTGAACCGGTGGCGATCGGTGACATCATCGAGTTGACTGAGTACCTTGAGGAGTGCCTTGCTGCCGGGTACGAAGGCGCAATGATCCGTGACCCTAGTGGTCGGTACAAGAACGGTCGGTCGACGGTGAACGAAGGCATCCTGCTCAAGCTGAAGCGGTTCCTTGATGATGAGGCAAAGCTGATCGAGATCGTTGAGAAGATGCACAACGGCAACGAACTGAGGCAGGATCAGCTGGGCTATGCAAAGCGCTCGACCTGCAAGGATCAGATGGTTCCGGCTGGTACCGCTGGTGCGATGATGCTCGAATGGAAAGGGATTCAGTTCCGTTGCGGCTTTGGTCCGGGAATCACTGATGCTGTGAAGTTGGATTGGTGGACCCGACGCCAACAGCTACTCGGTGATGCGGTAAAGTTCAGCTATCAAGAGTTGAGCAAAGACGGTGTGCCCCGGTTCGGCAAGGTGCTGGGGTTCAGACATCCAGATGACTGTGAGGTGAGTTTCCTATGAAGACCATTGACCGCGGTGAGATCACCCGTGACCCGAAGTGTAAGACGAAGTGTCAGGGCTGTGGGCATGCCAAGAAGGGCGCGCTGCTGTTGAAGTGCTCAGAGCATAAGTGCTCTGTGTTGAGCGATGAAACCTGTGATCGGTTCAAGGGTCTGCTGGATGAGCTATCGTGACCAAACAGCGGGGTCGACCGCGCGGCCCTACGAACAATTACCCAGACTGGCTGAAGGGGTATGCTCATTTCTTGTATGTGGAGAAGCGCATGGGGAAGATGCAGGTGCACAGAACCCTGCAGGAGAATACTGGCTTCAATGTCAACGTGAACACACTTAAAACTTGGCTATATAGAGGTGACTTGAGAAATGAAAGAGAAATGGATACCTGATCGTGCTGAATATTTCACCATGGTTAAGGCTAATGGCGGGAAGCGGCTCGAGATCGATTTCCTGCGCACTGGTGAGCCTGTCGCCAGCGGTGCCAGTATCTATAAGATAGATGAGCTTGAGGGCATGCTGGCGCGCGCTGACGTGTGTCAGCAGATCGCTGAGCGTGGTGCGACACAACTGAGGCCGGATGCAGTGGTAGCTAGTGAGATGCTTGGTTTCGACCTAGCTGCACCAGGTGCTGGGGGGACAGTGCAAGGTCACGGGTTGCTGAAGAGCAAGTATCACCGTGAGATCAAGCAGCTGACCTGTCACTGTGGCATCAAGCACAGGGTCTGGGTGGACGTGTACGACGTGCTGGGTGCGTTCAGTGGTCACTATGAGGCGCGCATCAAGCCTATTGTTGACCATCTGCTGAAGAAGCTGCTGGCGGGCGGTGAGCGTGGTCATAAGGATCTGCGGCAAGATATGAAGGATGTACGTGACAGTGCTGTGCGGGCTGTTGAAACTATCGATGAGTGGGCGTGACAACAAAGTGAAGCAATAGGAGAAATACCATGCAAGCATATAAAGGACAGAAGGGTTCCAAGGGCGGCAAAGGAGGGAAGGGGAAGTGACCAAGAAGCAGCGGGCTGAGCTGACTGAGTTCCTGCAGCGTTGTGCTGATGTCGTGCCCGCATACAAAGATTCGAAGTTCCATCTGGAACAGATCAAAACTGAAGCAGGTTACCTGCTGAAGCAAATTAAGGTGATGAAATGATTTCTTTTATAGTTGTTGAATGTGTGACTGAAGAGTTCAAAGGGACTCTCACCAAGGGAGAGACTTACGTGATCCTGGGTGTCGGTGAGGGTGGTGACTACTTGGTTCAAAATGATCACGGTGATGATCAACATTTCGGTGCTGCCAACTTCAAGATCCAGTGACAACGATGTGAAGCAATAGCAACAAGCCCGGCATTGCGACCGGGCTTTTCTTTACCTAACACTTGAGATGTGGGACAATGTAGAACTATAATGTGATGGTCTGCGTGGGAGGATTTGAACCTCCGACCCCAAGCTTCCAAAGCTCGTATTCTAACCAGACTGAACTACACGCAGAGAGTGGGTCAAGTTTAGAACAAAGGTGACAACAATGAAACAGACAAAAATTTATGCAGAAGTGCTGGAAGACTCAGCGCTGGAACAGTTCAACAGCGCGATGGAACAGGACTTCGCCGTCAAGGGTGCTCTGATGCCCGACGCTCACACCGGTTACTCACTGCCGATCGGTGCTGTGGTGGCGACTGATGGTGTGATCGTGCCTTCATGGGTTGGCTATGACATCGGCTGCGGCATGTGCGCCATGAAGACCACCTTCGATGCCGACTTGGTGCAGGAGAAGAGTGAGGCTATCTTCGACCAGATCTACCATCGCATACCTACGGGGCCAAACGTTAACTATCAGCACAACGTCCGCGCTACCGAATTGAACCCTGACCGATTGGCCCCACGTGGTCGCAAAGCGTTTGACAGTCGAAAAGGGTTTCTGGCTATCGGCACGCTCGGTGGTGGTAACCACTTTATCGAGATCGGTCGTGATGAGAGAAACGCGGTGTGGATCATCATTCACTCAGGCTCACGTGGAGTCGGGCATGGCATCGCATCTGAGTACATGAAGCTGGCGTGCGGTGACCCCAAACCCCTAGAAGGTCACTTCGGGTTCGATGTTAATAGCAACGAAGGGCTCATGTACATCAATGACATGAACTGGGCACTGGACTTCGCATTGGACAATCGTCGGGAGATGATGCGCAGGATGATGGCGGTGCTCCATGACTGCACGGGTCAGTACTTCGCGCAGGGCGATGTGGGGTCTTTCATCAACCGAAACCACAACCACGCTGATCAGCGTGACGGGCTGTGGGTCCACCGTAAGGGTGCCACACATGCTGAAGCAGGGATGATGGGTGTGATCCCCGGCAACATGCGCGATGGATCATTCATCGTGCGTGGCAAGGGTAACCCGGATGCTTTATGGTCAAGCTCCCACGGTGCCGGTCGGGTGATGGGTCGCAGGCAGGCGAAGCGTGAACTGAACACCGGCGACTTCGTGGAGGTCATGAGGGGTGTGACTGCGCTGGTGGGTGACAGTACGCTGGATGAATCACCGATGGCTTATAAGGACATCTTCGAAGTCATGCGGCTGCAGTCTGATCTGGTTGATGTGGTAGCTCACGTGAAGCCGATAATGAACATCAAAGGCTGACATTCTGCCGCACTGCAACATAATGAGCCGCTTGATTGCGGCTTTTTTGTACCTGAGTGGAAATGTTGCTGAAATTGTTCGGCACAGACGCTAAGTGTGCCGCTAAGTGTGCCGGTCGTGACGCGCAGTTTCTGTGGCGCGGTGATCCCCTGTTTATGTTGCTGGGTTTGCGGTTACGCAGTTTCCACGACAAAAACCGGCACAGACGGCACAGATAGGAATTAAAGTGTGCCGGTAAGTGTGCCGGTCGTAAGTTGTTGTTTATTCTATATAGTTTTTTCTAATATAGTCATTCCGGCACACTTAACAGATAAAAGTGAGATATTGATAGGGGTTGAGTGTGTATATACTCCACTTCAGGGTTCGGAGTTCAGGAGCTATCTGTACCGCTGGACTACAACTGTCGCAGATAATGCGTTTGCAGTTTCCACGTCATTCTGCTGCACCTGCACAATTAACCGGTGAAAACCCCACGATTACCCGCCATCGCAGCATCGGTGATACACTTCAGCTGTTCAATAATTCAACGGTGATAGTGATGGCACGATACAAGCGAGGACTGGTGAAGACTGGGCCACTCGCCGGGTTGGAACATAAGAAGGCGAACTTCGTCATTGAGTACGCGAAGGACTTCAGTCCACGGCGTGCCGCTGAGGCGTCTGGCTTCGCTGCTGACCACGGTTACCGGTTGAGGGAAGAGCCAGAGATAGCTGCGGCGATCGACCTGCTCATAGCCACTAGGCTTGAGTCCAGCGACATTGATGCTGAGTGGGTGCTGATGGAAGCGGTGGACAATGCACTGATCGCCAAGCAGCTCGGCAACATCTCAGCAAGCAATACTGCGCTGCAGATCGTGGGTAAGCATGTGATGGTCGACGCATTCGCCGCTGACAAGGTACAGAACGTCACTCATCAACAGGTCATGGATCGGCTTAGGCGTGCGCGTGATCGGTTGCAGGGTGATCCTGAAGAACTCGATGATGATCCTGTGAGCTTCATGTGATACGCTGCAGTCTGCCTGATCGGTCAACCCCTTCAGCATCGGTCCCGTCACCATCGATCTGATGTGACCGATCAGGCATTCGTTTACCTGGTGACACTCGGTGACACGATATGAAACCTGAATACTTTCATCCCATGTTTTACGGCAACTACTGCCTGATGCAGTGCTACTGTGCGTATTGGGGCATCACTTTGTGACATCCCTGCAACAAGCCACCGCTGACGCCAGCAACGACTTTTATGAGTCAGATGATGTCGATCTGATGCTGGCTGATGACATCTCACGGTTCTATGCCGACCCGCTCGGCTTCGTTCGTTATGCGTTCGAGTGGGGTGAAGGTGACTTGAAAGGGTTCGACGGCCCTGATGACTGGCAGATCGACATACTCACCACCATTGGCGATGCTGTAGCTGATCGCAAATTCAACGGTGTCACACCTGTCGACCCGATTCGTGTTGCTGTGTCATCAGGTCACGGTATCGGTAAGTCGGCTTTGTCTGCCTGGTTGATCCTGTGGGTGATGAGCACTCGACCGAACAGCAAGGGCGTGGTGACAGCTAACACCGGTGACCAGCTCAAGACCAAGACGATGTCGGAGCTGGCGAAGTGGCACACACGCTGCATCACGTCGCACTGGTTTGAAGTCAGCGCAATGTCGATCAGTCACCGTGCTTACCCTGAAACGTGGCGTGTGGATGGTCTGACGTCGCGTGAAGAGTCATCAGAGTCGTTCGCTGGTCTGCACTGTGCTGACTCAACACCCTGGTACCTGTTCGATGAAGCGTCAGCCATACCTGAGAAGATATGGGAGGTGGCGTCGGGTGGTCTGACGGACGGTGAGCCGATGCACTTTGCGTTCGGTAACCCGACCAGGAACAACGGTAGCTTCTTTGAATGCTTCAGGCGGCAGGGTCACCGCTGGATCACGCGACAGGTTGACAGTCGCACTGCGAAGATGACCAACAAGACCTACATCCAAGAGATCATCGACGACTACGGTGAAGACAGTGACCGAGTCAGAGTGCGGATTCGTGGCATGTTCCCGAAAGGTGGCGACATGCAGTTCATGCCGTCTGATGTTGTGTTCGATGCGCAGAAGCGTGGATCAGGTCAATACTTGGGTGATGATCCACTGATCTGTGGTATCGATATTGCCCGTGGTGGCGATGATGACTGCATGATCAGCTTCAGGCGTGGCAAGGATGCAAAGTCTGAGAAGGTTTACAAGATATCGGGTGAGAAGTCGCGTGACAGCATGAAGGTCGTGTCGCTGCTCACCATGCTCCTTGATCGACACAAGCCTGATGTCAGCTTCCTTGATGTCACTGGCATCGGTGGACCTATCGGTGATCGACTGCGACAGCTTGGCTATCACGTCATTGACATCGGCTTCGGTCACAAGGCTGACGATGAAGAGCTGTATGCGAACAAGACTGCTGAGATGGGTGCGCGTTGCCGTGAGTGGTTGATGGCTGGTGGTGCGATACCTAATGATCCCCAGCTTGAGATTGAACTGACATCACGTGAGTTCGGTCACAATGACAGAGATCAACTAGTGCTTGAGCGCAAGAAGTACATCAAAAAGCGACTTGGCGTGTCACCGGACTGGGCTGACTCGCTATACCTGACGTTTGCTCAAGCGGTACCGAAACGGTCAGTGCCGCGTGGTCAACTCGATGCAGGAATCGGTGCACGACAGCACAGCAACGCTGACTATAATCCTCTTGAGAGCCTGGATAGTGATTACCTCTGACTGTGTGCTATCATCGTTTTAATTTTGACCAATCAGGAGAATGACCATGTGCACTGGCGCACCTTCTGCACCACCACCTCCAGCACAAGCACCTGCTGCACCACGACTGCCCGAACCGAGTGCAGCAGCAGGTGGTGACTCTGAAGCGCGTCGTCGTCGTGCCGCTGCTGGCACCAGTTCCACCAGTACGATCCTGACTGGGTCACGTGGTGTGCAGGACGGTGCTGCGACTGCGACCAAGACACTGCTGGGTCAGTAACCCATGCCGACAGCACGCGCCAATCTCGACACCACCCAGTATGTGAGGGTCACCAGTGACCCGGCAGTGCCTGCATCAGTGATGCTGCAGTCGCATCGTGACACAGTGCGGATCGTGTTCAGCGACGTGAAGCCAGCAAGATCAAACACCGTGTTTCATGAGCTTGGTGGTGATCACCTGGTGATGAATGTTCCCATGACTGAGTTTGGTGTTTGGGCGCTGGCGATGACGGACCGCTCGGCATTGACTGTCACTGAGCAGCGTGTACCAGTTGAGATCGATCAGCGCGACGGCATGACGCTGGGTGTCACGCTGAATGACGCGACAACTGAGATGCTGGATCTGGATTTCTTAGAGGAGATCCACACCGGGCTAACTCTTGATGTTGATTCCGTTGCTAACTCTCGCGACATCACGCTGACGGCAGGGCATGGGTTGTCACCTGGTTCTGTCCCTGGCACCAGTGTTTACCCCGATGGCGATGTGGGTACCATTTTAGAGATCGGTGTAACGTCTAGCGGTCGATTCATACAAGCCAAAATTCTAGCTGTGGTTGGCGACGTCATAACTCTCAATCAACTCGTTGGTGACGTGTTCCTTGCGGGGTCGAGTGTTCTGACAGGTAACAGAAACCTGGCTCTGGCTGATGGGTCGACTACCCCGGTCGTTTTCAAGGTTGAACCATCACCTGCGCAAGCAGGCGATATAACGAGAATAGTGATGGTGATCGTCGGACCTTCAGATATGGACTTCTCAGGGTTCGGGACTGACGCGCCGTTGGATGTCGGCTTGCTGTTCAGGGTTCGTCGTCCTGACGGGTCGTATAAGAACCTGCGAACGGTCGATCAGAATTTAGAAGGATCGCTGTGGGGATTTGATACTGATTCGTTCATACCGAAGCAGGGCAACAGTGAGCATGCCTTCGCGTTTCGTGTTACGTTTTCGGGACAGGACAAGCACGGTGTGGCAGCAAGGCTCGACGGTGCTTTGGGTGTAGGCGAACAAATGGAGTGCGTAGTGCTGGACAATATGCTGATCCGAACTAACACGGTTGTGAGAGTCATCGCTGAAGGCTCGGAATTACAGGAATAACACAATGCCGACGATCATAAGCTACAACAAACGACTTGAAGCGCTGCGATCAGAACGGTCGACATTCATTCCATTGTACCGGGAACTGTCTGACTATCACCTTGCTCACCGTGGTCGGTTCCTGACCAGTGACCGCAACAAGGGTCACAAGCGCAACACGAAGCAGATCAACAACACCAGTCGGATGTCAGCACGCACGTTGGCGTCAGGCATGATGTCAGGTATCACATCACCTGCTCGACCTTGGTTTCGGCTCGGCACTGGTGACACCGCTCTTGATGATCTGGCGTCAGTGAAGACTTGGCTGCATGAAGTGCAGTCGATCATGTATAATGTTTACTCTGCGTCGAATACTTACAACTCACTGCACACCTTATATTCGGAACTGGGGGTGTTTGGCACCGGTGCTATGGGTGTGTTCCATGACTTCGACAATGTAATCTGGTGCAAGCCTTACACTGTCGGCAGCTATATGATCGGCCTTGATGGTAAGAACGTCAGTGACACCTTCTATCGTGAATATGAGTTGAGCGTTGGTCAGGTCGTCAAGCAGTTCGGTATCGAGAACGTCAGCCACTCTGTCAAGCAGATGTGGGAGCACGGCAACAGTGAGACATGGGTAAAGGTTGTCCACGCCATTGAGCCGAACGATGACCGTGACAATGCGAGTCCATTGGCTAGTGATAAGAAGACTCGATCTGTTTACTATGAGGTCGACAATTCGCAGAAGGAAAACAGCACTCAGTTCCTGCGTGAGTCAGGGTTCGATGAGTTCCCGATTCTGACGCCACGCTGGGATATCACCGGTGAAGACATCTATGCGACCGATTGTCCTGGTATCACTGCACTGGGTGACACGAAGGCTCTGCAGCTCGCTGAGAAACGCAAGTACCAGGCGATCGATAAGCTGGTCAACCCGCCACTGCAGGGTCCATCAGGACTGCAGAACAAGATGAAGGGTGGCGTGCCTGGTCCGAATGAGATCATCTGGCACGACAAGACTGGTGGTGGTCTATCCAGCATCTACGCGAACTATCGACCTGAGATCGGTGTCATCAAGGAAGAAATACTGAACGTCGAAGATCGTGTTCAGCGTGCGTTTTATGAAGACTTGTTCCTGATGCTGGCTAACACCGATCGTCGGCAGATCACTGCGCGTGAGGTTGCTGAGAAGCATGAAGAGAAGCTGTTGATGCTGGGTCCAGTGCTTGAGCGTCTGCACACTGAACTGCTTGATCCGCTCATTGACCGGACGTTCAACATCCTACAACGCAACGGTGTGCTACCACCCCCACCACCTGAACTAGCTGATCGTGAGCTTGAAGTTGAGTATGTGTCAGTGCTGGCGCAGGCTCAACGTTTGGTGAACACTGGTGCGATCGATCGGTTGGCTCAGTACACCGGGAACCTTGCAGCCATCTGGCCGGATGCACGCCACAAGTTCAACGCGGTGCAGTCTGTCGATGACTATGCTGAGGCGCTGGGTGTTGACCCTGCGATCGTCAACAGTGATGAAGTCGTTGCTGCGATGGCTCAGGCTGAGCGCGATGCAGCAGCAGCTGCACAGGCACAACAGCAAGCAGAGCAGCTGACTAATATGGCGAAGACCGCATCTGACACTGAGGTGTCTGAAGACAACGCGCTGGGTCGTGTGATGCAGCGTGCAGGGTTGGCGTGATAATTAATATCTGAGGGTAATAAGATGGCTGATTTCAACATGGGTTCAACAAAGGATCTTGCTAAGTCGGACACACCGAACGCGGTGTTCAACTGGGTGATGGTCACGACAACTTCAGGCTCGGTGATCATAGACCAGGAAGGTGGCAATCAGATCACACTGGCTGCGGTCCCTGTTGGTGTGTGGGTGCCGACCGGCAAAGCCACGAACATCACGATTGCATCAACTGCTGTTGGTTTAATGGTGGTCTGAGGGTTCTGGCATGTACAAAATATTGCAGACAATGATGATGATTGCTCATGGTGTGATAGCAGGTGCCTGGTCATTCTTGGTTGGTGTATTAGACTTCACTTTCACGCGTGCGGGCGATCAGTATGGCATCGATAGCGGCGGTGATCTGGTCAAATCCACTGCCAACAACGCTGCGTTTATTGACGGAGAGGGTATTCTGTTAGAGGGGGCAAGAACTAATCTATTTCTGAACTCATTCGTCCCGGCCACCCAGACAGTAACAGTGGCAGCAGTACCACATACCATCACAGTTAAGGGCACAGGCGACATCACGGTGTCAGGAGTAGGCGCAGGAGTAGCCACAGAGGGATCACCCTTAACCCTAACACCAACGGCGGGTGGGTTGATCTGCACACTAAACGGGTCGCTGGATAACGTAAACCTGGAAGCGGCCGCGTTCGGTTCCTCGTTCATTGAGACAGCAGGTGCATCAGCTTCACGCTCATTAACGTCAATGACACGCGTTTGGCCTTTTCCTGCTAATGACTTCAGCGGTCAGATAAAGGTGAGGCCGCAGTTTGAGCATGATGATACAAAAGGTGTTGCGAGGCTCCTATACCTCAGTGACGGGACAGCAGATAATAGGATTTCGATATCGTATACAACAGCCGATGACCGTATTGATATGTTCAAGACTTTAAGCGCTGGCTCATCTGCTGGACCTACAACCGTTTTAAACAATCTCCTGTACTCTAAGGGTGATTTACTAAACATAAGATTCAGGCAGGATGCAGTCGGGCTTCATATGTGGGTGAACAGCGAGACTAAAATTTCCACCACGGTCGGTAACTCGCCGGACAGTTTCACTGTTCTTATGGATCAGATAGACATAGGTTTTGAAACCCCGATAGCAGGACGTAATGCTTTCCAAACAGTCGAATCATTCAGGGTCTGGAACGAAGCTAAATCTGACTCGTTCATGGAGAACCTGACATGAGTGACAGTAATAACGAACGTGAATTGCAGCTGCTGACGATCCGCAAGCTGATGCAGACTGAGAACGGTCGCGCCTTCATGTGGCGTCAACTGCAACAAACGGGTATATTCAGCAATGACTTTGATAGAGATCCAGTGACACTGGCGTTCCTTTCAGGTCAGCGCGAACATGGGGTGTGGCTCACCAGTGAACTGAAGGAAGCTGCACCTGATGAATATTTGAAGATGCTGAAGGAGCATTTTGATGGCTGATGGTGACGAAGTACAAACAACCGGTGTTGAGACTGACACGGGTGCAGACAACGGAGCAGTCGATACCTCAACGGTGTTGACTGCTGATACAGCTGCAGATGGTGCAGCTGATGGTTCTGATGCAGGCGCTGCTGACGCGGCGGCTGCAGATGATGCTGCTGGCGCAAGCGACGAATCGGGTAACACTGACGACGCTAGTGCTGACGGGGATGCTGAAGGTAGTCAGACACCTCCTGACGAATATGCCGACTTCAAGATGCCTGGAGGTGTCCAGCTCGATGAAACGCTGATGACTGACGCTCTGCCTCTTTTCAAAGAGATGGGGTTGACGCAAGACGCTGCTCAGAAGCTGGTCGATTTTCAAGCATCAAGGGTCCAGGCGGAAGCGCAGAAACAGGTCGATGCTTTCAATCAGCTCAAAACTGAATGGCGTGAACAGTCTGCCAGCGACAAAGAGTTCGGGGGTGACGCTTTCAATGAGAACGTCAAACTCGCACAATCTGCCGTGAACAAGTTCGGAACGCCAGAGTTGAAGCAATTGATGGAGGACTACGGCGTGGGCAACCACCCTGAAATGCTCCGCTTTATGGTCAAAGTCGGCAAGCTGACTGCTGAAGATGTACCGGGTTCTGACGGCATCGGTGGTGCAGCTAACAAGGACCGTGTGTCGACGTTGTATCCTAACGATCGAAATAAATAATCTGCCAATCACGTGAGGTGAAATTATGGCTGTTCTAGGTAACACACTCGTCGACTTGATCGACATCTACAAGCAGCAGGACGGTCGAGGGCAATTTGTCCCGATCATCGAAATGCTGATGGAAATGAACCCGATGCTGGTTGACGCCATCATGATGGAGTGCAACAAGGGTACCACCCACCTGCACACCGTTCGTACCGGTCTACCTGAAGTTGCGTGGGGTAAGCTCTACCAGGGCATTCCACAAGGCAAGGGTCGCACCGCTCAGGTCGAAGACACCACCGGTTTCGTCGAAGGTGCCAGTACCATCGATAAGCGACTGCTGGATCTGTCCACCAACGAGGGCGCGGTGCGGTTGTCTGAAGCACAAGCGTACCTTGAAGCGATTGCACAGGAAGTGCAGACCAAGATGATCTACGGCAACACCGCGTCTGACCCCGAAGAGTTCCTGGGTCTGGCTCCACGCTTTAACGACCTGAGTGCACCGAACGGCGGTCAGATCATCGACGCCGGTGGTACCGGTTCCGACAACACCTCGATCTGGTTCGTGACCTGGGGTGATAATCAGACCAGCGCACTGTACCCGAAAGGTACCACAGCCGGTGTCAGTCGCGATGACAAGGGTGAGCAGCGACTGCTTGATGGATCGAGTAACCCTTACTACGGTAAGGAAGAGCTGTTCACTCAGCACATCGGTCTGGCTGTTAAAGACTGGCGTTATGTATCTCGCATCGCGAACATTGATGTGAGCGACATGCAGGCTGGTACGGTTAAGCTGTACGACTTCATGCGTAAGGCTTTTTACAAGCTGCAGAACCGTCGTGTCGCTGGTGGTAAGCTGGCGATCTACTGCAACCGTGATGTGCTGGAAGCATTGGATGCCTTGGCAACCAATGCGGGTTCGACTGACTCGTTCGTGCGTCTGAAGCCGCGTGAGATCGAAGGTGAAGAAGTGCAGTTCTATCGCGGCATCCCGGTGCGTGAGACTGATGCGCTGGTACTTACCGAAGCGCAGGTCACCTAACAGTAACCTGGTCGTGACCGGGTAACACCGGTCATCTTTTTGAAAATGTAAGAGGACGAATCTCATGATTCTTTCAGCAAACCAATTGTTCTCCGATGACCAGGCGATTATTGCTACAGCGATCTCCACCAACGTCATCGACCTGGGTCTACCGGGTACTCCGTTCGGTGGTGCAGCTCCACTGCATCAAGACATCGGCAAAGGTGCCAAGATTCCGATCTTGGTGCAGGTCACCGAAGCCTTCAACACTCTGACCAGTCTGACGGTCACCCTTGAGGTTTCGGCGGCTGCTGGTCTGACTTCACCGAAGGTGCTGGCTACTGAAGTCATCGCGCTGGCTGACTTGATCGTCGGCAAGCAGATGTTCAACCAAGTCATTCCTGACGAGGCTGACCTGCAGTTCCTGGGTGTTCGCTACACCGTTACCGGTACTGACCCGACGCTGGGTAAGATCACTGCTGGTATCAGTATGGGCAACCAGACCAACTTCACTGGTGGCTAATGAGTTGGGCGGCTTCGGTCGCCCTTCTTTTAATTGATTGAGGGTTGAGAAATGCCTAGTTACCAGGTGACAGAAAACGGATTCTACGACGGCAGAATGTATTCCCCCACCGGGAAGCGTCGCACTCTGCATGTCGACAAACCGTTCAAAAAGTGCCCCAGCTGGTTGAAGCCGATCAAGGCTGAGTCCGCAGCTGAGTCCAAGAAGCGTGTTGCTGCTGAGAAAAAAGCCAATGCTTCGAACGCCAAGCAGGTTGCCGATGGTACCGCTGAAGTCAAAGGTGCATCGTTCATGGGTGATGGTGCAAACGGCGCAACAGTCGAAACTCTTTGAGGTGACAGGTCATGCCTGAAGATCAAGTGAAGATCAGCAAAGAATCCAACAGTGACAATTCTGTTCGGTCCTTTGATGGTGACAACTATCCGTTCGGCACCGGGTTGCATTTCGATGATGAGTTGCTTGATGAACTCGGTGTCGAAGGGCTTGCTGTCGGTGATGTTGTTGAAGTTCGCGGGTTCGCGTTCGTCGACAGTAAATCGGAGCACAGCAGCAAGGATCATCAGAGCAAGTCGATGCGGTTGCAAATGACCAGCATCAAACTGCGTCGTGAGACTGATGACCGTGCAAAGCAGCTCTACGGTGATGGGAGTTAAATTGTGGCTTCTGATATTGAGGTGATAAACCTTGCGTTGAGTAACATCCGCGCAGGTAGCATCAACAGTCTGACTGAGGGGTCACTTCAATCTCAGGTTGCTGCGTTGAAGTATCCGTTCATGCGTGATCGACTACTTAAGGAAATCCCTTGGCAGTTTAATCGGAAACTGAAAGCACTCAGCCTGCTGACCACTGATCTCTTCACGTGGGCGTTCACGTATCAGTACCCGGTTGATTGCCTCAAGATCCTTCGCTTGGTGCCTGCTTTTGAAGAGATCCCTGCAGGTAGTGCCGATGTGGTGTCGCGTCTGCGTGATTCTGAGATAAGGTCACTGAAGTCACTGCGACGACAGGTGCCTTATGAGGTGTTCAACGTCGATGGCAACAAGGTCATCGGGTCAGATGACGCGGATCTGCGGATTGATTACGCAGCGAAGATCACCGATCCGAACCTGTTCAGCGATGACTTCATTCTGGCTTTGTCGCATCTACTGGGTGCTGAAATGGCGATACCGCTGATCGGGGCTGAGACAGGTCGACAGCTGCGGTCGGATGAGATGACCCTATATCAAGCCTATCTTGACTCTGCAATAGCTGACGACATGAATGACGGGTATCATACCCCACCAGAGAGTGAGTTCATTGTAGTTCGGGGGTGACCAGTGCCAGAAACAATTCAACGATCATTCACAAGCGGTGAAATTTCCCCATCGCTTCAATCACGCGCTGATACAGTTAAATATGCAACCGGGTTGAACCTGTGTCAGAACTTCCTGGTGCGTGCTCAGGGTGGTGCTTACTCACGACCGGGGTTGCGGTTTGGTGGCCCACTCGATGATCAAGACAAACTTGGTCGACTGATTCCGTTCAGCTTCAACACTGAGCAGACCTATATGCTGGTGTTCGAGCACCTGCTGATGAGGGTCGTGAAGAACAACGCGTTTGTATTGAAGCCTGCAGCAACGATCACAGGTGTCACTCAAGCAAACCCTGCAGTCGTCACCACTTCAGCAGCTCACACTTTTGTCAACGGTGAGAAGGTTACTATCACGGGTGTCGTCGGCATGACTGAGCTGAACGGCAACACGTACACCATCGCCAATGTTACCGCTACCACGTTTGAACTGCAGGGGGTGGATAGTACTGCGTTCACTGCATACACGTCAGGTGGGTCTGCGCAGAGCGATGGTATCTTTTCCCTGGTGACAACCTACACTGAGGCTCAGTTGCCGTTTCTCGGATTCACTCAGTCAGCTGATGTGATGACGATCGTTCACCACGCTCATGATCCATCTAATCTGAGTCGACTGGCTGACGATGACTGGTCGCTTGATGTGATCGACTATACATCCCAAGTCACAGCACCAGGTGCGTTGACGTTGTCTGCTGTGGGGTCTGGTGCGGGTACCTTCAGTAAAACTTATCAATACGTGGTGACCACGGTGGATGCTGACGGGGTAGAGTCACTGCCTTCAGCGATGAGCGCCATCAGCACACCGTCACTATCCGAGACAGCTGCAGTGAATGTGGACTGGGCAGATGTAGCCGGTGCAGATTACTATCGAGTCTACAAAGCGGTGTCGATCAACTCAGGGTCGTTCGGGTGGATAGGTGACACTCAAGCGTCAGTGTTCAACGATTTCAACGTTGCCCCAGTGAGAAGTGACGCACCTCCGTCAGATCGCACACCGTTCGCAGGGGCAAGTAACAAGCCACAGGCAGTGAACTACTATCAGCAACGGCAGGTGTTCGCCAACACGATCAATGAGCCGCAGGTGGTATTTACCACGCAGACCGGTGTGTTTGATTCACTTCGCATTTCCAACCCAGCACGGGATGATGACGCGGTGACGTTCACGATCGTCGGTCGCCAGGTGAATGAAATCAGGCACATTGTGTCGCTTGATTCGATGCTGCTGCTGACATCGGGTGGCGAGTGGAAAACAACCGAAGGTCAGGATCTAGTGCTGACCCCTGCAACGATTGGTGTGCGTCAGCAGTCCTACAATGGCGCATCATGGGTGCCACCGGTCATAGTCAACAGCACCGCGTTATACCTGCAAGAGAAAGGTGCCAAACTGCGTGATCTCGGATATGAGTTCAGCAGCGACAAATTCACTGGCAACGATCTGTCACTGATGTCAGAGCACTTGTTTGAAGGGTTCGAGATCACATCAATGGCATACGCTGCGATACCATACAGTGTCATCTGGTGCGTGCGCGACGACGGTGTGCTGTTGGGTCTGACTTATCAGCGTGAGCACCAGGTGTGGGGGTGGCATCAGCATGTCACTGACGGTCTGTTTGAATCGGTGGCTGTCATAACTGAAGGCACCCGTGATGCTGTTTATGTGATCGTGAAACGTACGATCGGTGGTCAAACGAAACGCTATGTTGAGCGCTTAGAAACGCGTGAGCAGACCAACGCTGAAGACTGTTTTTATGTTGATTCGGGTCTAAGCTACGACGATGCACCTGCAACGGTGTTCAGCGGGCTGGATCACATCGAAGGTGAAGCGGTCGCTGTGTTGGCTGATGGCTACGAAGTCACAGGTCTGACTGTCACATCAGGGTCGATCACATTAGAGCGTGCTGCATCGAAGGTGCACGTCGGGTTGGCGTATCTTCCCGCGATCGAACTGCTTGACATCGACATCGCATCAACTGCTGACAGTCTGAGGTCGAAGTCATTGTCGGTGTCGAAGGTTTACATCGAAGTCGAGAAGTCACGCGGCGGCTTTGTTGGTCCGCGACTCGACGGTGAAGTACCCGGCACCCCCATCATGCGAGAGATTAAGCCACGGTTCGACACCGATGGGTATAACGCCATTGCGCTGAAGACCTACAAGCAAGAGGTCAGCATTGAGCCACAGTGGGCGAAGGGTGGTGGCGTGCGTATCGAGCAGCGTTCACCGTTGCCGCTGGCGATCCTGTCGGTCATCCCAAGCGTCGATAAAGGCGGCAACTGATGATCGAGTTCGTCAAGCCAACTGAAGCGGCGATTCGACTGATCGCTGCTGACATGCGTGATGCTGATGCTGCTGAGGTGTGGGCATCGCACTGCCAGACACCAATTGATGCACTGATGAAGGGTTGGGAGTTGTCTGACCTGAGTGTGGTCGTGGAGTGTGACGGTGTGCCTTGCACCATGTTGGGTCTGGTCATTGATAACGTGCTGACAGGTTCCGGTACACCGTGGCTGCTGTCCAGCAATCACGCATTGAAATATAAGCGTGAGTTTCTGATACAATCACCCCCAGTGATAGAGCAGATGCTGGATGTCTGCCCACGGTTGTCGAATTATGTTCATGCGAAGAACCGAGTGAGCATCCGATGGTTGAAGTGGTTGGGCTTTACAATCGACGAAGCAGTGCCTGTCGGCATCAGCAAGGAACCGTTTCACCGGTTCCATCTTGAAAGGATGAGTGACAATGTGTGATCCGGTAACAATCAGCGCTGCTGTAGCGATCGCCTCGACAGCGTTTCAAGTCCAGCAGGCGCGTCAGCAAGGTAAGTTTCAGAAAGGTGTCGCTGATTTCAACGCACGCACTGCCGAGAACGAAGCTGAAGCCACACGCACCTCAGCGACAGCTGCTGAGAACACTCAACGCCAGCGCACCGCTGAACTGCTGTCACGGCAGCGTGCTCAACTGGGGGCGTCGGGCGTTGCACTTGGGTCAGGTTCAGCACTACAGCTGCAGCAGGATACTCTGACGCTCGGTGAAGCTGATGCACTGCGCATTCGTGAGCGGGGTGATGAATCATTTCAGGCGCTGCAGACTGAAGCATCACTGACCGAATCGCGCGGCGGTTTCGCTGAAGCTGCTGGTCGCAGCGCAGCAGTTGGGTCGCTGCTGACCGGTGCAGGTAAAGTGCTTGATACTGGTGTCGCTGACAAGTGGTTCACGTCCAAGAGTGCGGGTAGTCCGCTCAACATCAATCAAGGTGGTGGGATAGGACTCTAAAATGCCAAAGGTCGCACAGGCTCAATCTGATCAGGTATCACTCGACGTTGTTCGTGGGCCACGCGCAAGCGCTAGTGTGCCAGTTGGTGCGTTCGGTGGTGACATCGTGCAGGGTGCTGTCAATCTTGCTCAAGCCGGTCTGAACATCAAGAATCGCATCGACACCACATCCGCTGAAGAGGCGCTGGTCAGTTTCGAGCGAGATAAGAACGCACTGTTCTTCAACCCTGAGAATGGATACTTCAACACTCAGGGTCGCAACGCGTTCGACGCGGCACCGGTTGCCAACACGGCACTGGACAAGTTGAAGAAGCAGCACGGTGACAGCTTGAACGAGCAGGCTCGGCTGGCGTTCGACAAAGCCGCTGACGCACACATCACCAGGGGTCGCGCTGACATCGGTCGCCACTCTTCCAAAGGGTTGCAGACGTGGGAGACTGCCACGATTGAAGCTCAGGTTGAGAACACGATCGAGAACGCGTCACTGTATTGGTCTGACCCACAGTCGATGAGAGTGCAGCGGGTGATCGGTGAGCAGGCCATCATCGACTCATCACAGACCACAGGTATCGGTCCTGAAGCGACTGCTGAGCGGTTGCAGACCTACCGGTCGACCTTCGCCAGCAACGCCATCGCAGCGGCCACTCAGAGCAGTTCAACTGAGGGGCAGGATCAGATGGACCAGATGTCTGACATGCTGGAAGGACCGGACAAGGTCAAGCTGGAAAAGGCGATCGAGTCTAAGCAGAAAGTCGAGAAGACGCAGGGTGATGCTCAGGCTGCTGTGCTGACTGCGACTAACCTGGTCGAGCAGTATGACGACCGATCTGATGTGCAGGAGCAGGTCAACAAGATCGATGACCCTGAGCTGCGTAAGCAGACAATGACAGAATCAATGCGACTGTTCAGCCAGAAGCGTCAGGCGGAGTCAGAAGCACGCGGTGACTCATTTGAAGCCGGGGAGTCACACATCATCAGCGGTGGTTCAGCTGAGACATTCAAGGCTGAAGACCCTGAAGGCTGGGAGCGGCTAAGCCCGAAGCAGCAGAAGTCGCTTGAGTCAGGTAAGTCGGTCATCACTGACTGGACCAAGTTCAGCGCACTGATGACACTGCCACGTGCTGAGCTGGCGAAAATCGACCCAGTTGAGCACTTCAACACCTTGGCACCAGCTGAGCGCAAGTCACTCATCAGCGCGGTGAAGTCTGCCAACGGCACCGGGTCCAAGACCGACAAGATTAACCATCAGACAGGTCGAACGCGGGGTGCGCAGACCACTGCAGCAGTTGAACAGATCTTCGGTAAGAAGACGAAGCGCAACACTGTAGAGCAGCAGCAGGTCGATGCGTTCTATGCTGTTGTTGACGATGAGCGAATTCGTCGCGAAGCTGAGATGGATCGCAACCTGACATCAGAAGAGTACACCGGGTTGCTGTCTGACATGACGCGCAGTGTGGTTCAAGAAGGTTTCTTCTTTGACACTGAACTTGACCTGGCCGACATCCCTGCTGACGACGTGACCGCGTTAAGCAAGTTTTTACGCGACAATAACATTCCTGTAACATCTGACAATCTAATAAAGGCTCATTTACAGGCGACAGAATAATGCCCATAAATCTTGAAAATATTGACCTTGGTAGCTTTGGCGGCGGTGGCGGCCTCGAATCAACAGTTCAAGATAACCAGCTGAACGCCAGCATCAGCGAGGCGGTCAAGATCAACCCTGACCAGCGTGCGCAGACAACTGAGCTGAGCAAGCAGTCGGGCGTCCCTGAGTTCGCTGTCGAGAACAACCCTGTTGCGGTCGAGAGTCAGCTGAAGCTGGACAACATCGACACGACCACGATGTCAAAGCGCAACCCCAACACCGCAAAATACCTGACCGACTTCAACAACGCATCAATCGCTCACGACGACATCGACATCATGCAAGAGATCGAAGACATCTTCGACTTCGGCAAGACGTTCGAGAACCTTGGTGAGTCGATCAGCAGCAGCTTCACATCACAGGGTGCGGGCCTGATGGCTGCAGGTGTCGATATGACACCGACGCGCATTCAAGATCTGGTGCCAGCGTCAGGTATGCCGATCGGCATGGAAGGTGATGCTGCATTCATCTCGATGGAACTGGCGTCGAATCTCGGCATTGACACCGATGAGCAGCTGCAGCAGGCGAAAGTTGAAGCCACTGAGCAGATGCTCACCACCCTGAAAGAACAGCAGGCGAAACGCAAGACACTCACCCCTGAAGACCTGAACCTGCTTGAGCAAGGCGTGCGCAGTGGCGTTGAGTCGTTGGCTAACATGGCACCGGGCTTCGGCTTGATGCTGCTGTCAGGCGGTCGTGCTACACCACTGCTGGCGACCATCGGCGTGCAGACGTTCGGTGATAGCTATGCACAGGCGCGTGCAGACGACCTGACACCTCAGCAGTCGGCATGGTTCGCCAGCATCAATGCTGCGATTGAAGTGGGTACTGAGGTATTGCCAACGGGTACCCTTGAGCAGATCCTGACCGGTCAAAGAAAAGGGTTGACCAAAGCTGCGTTGAAGTTCCTGGTGCAAGAGATGGGAACTGAGCAGCTGGCGACATTGGGTCAGACGCTCAATGAGAACGCGTTCGGCATTGATGAGCAGATGGAGCAGGCTGAGACTGTCGAAGAGATGGTTACCCTGCAGCTGCGTCGTCAAGCGGTCACTGCGATCGCCACCATTGTCGCAGGTGGTGCTCAAGCCACAGCGGTCACTGGGATTCGCAAGACTATTGAAGTCATCGCTGCTGATGGGTCGCAGAAAGAGACTCAGGGCGATGTCGAGCAGCGCAAGCTGGATCAGTTGAACACTGCTGCTGAGCAGTCGAAGCTGAAAGCACGCAGTAAAGAATCATTCAAGCAGTTCGTCGAGCAAGCCGACGGTGACAACAACACTCACGTGTTCATCGACGGTGCTCAGACGTCACTGTACTTGCAGACCAAGACACCTGATGAGATCGCAGCGGACCCTGCACTGTCGCTGCTGCATGAGCAGGCGCGTGAGGCTGCTGCGCTCGGTGGTGAGGTATCGATACCAGTGGCAGAGTTCACCACTGAGATCGCAGGCACTGAGCACTTCGAGCAGCTGCGTGACAGCATGACCATGAGCGAAGACACTGTCGCACCGTTCCGTCAGGAGCAGGTGCAGCAGGAGACTCAAGCCTACATCCGCACTCTGTTGGATGATGCGAACGAGAACGTCAGCGAGTACGTTGAGGCTCAGGAGATTTACACCACAGTGCGTGCTCAGTTGGTCGACAGCGGTCAGGTCAATGCTGCGAACGCATCGATCATGGCTCAGATCGTACCAGCGTGGGCAACCGCTCAGGCGAAGAGTTCAGGCAAGACAGTGCAGCAGGTGTATGCTGACGCTGGTCTGACGATCGAAGGACCACTGACCGGTGAAGCTGCGCGGTTGGAGACTGAGCGGGGGTTGCTGACGCAGGAACAAATTGACCTTGATTTCGGCACCGCTGAAGCTGCGGGGTTCCAAGGCGGCACACATGGTGAAGCTCAGCAGTGGGTCGCGGCCAAACAGAAAGGTTTAGACCTATCAGAGAACTCACGCAAGGCACGCGCTGTCGAGCAGGGGTTCGATGTCGAAGAGGTTCTGTATCACGGCACCACGGCAGATTTTAGCGAGTTCAATGTCGATGCTGCCACAGGTAAATCATTCGACACCGGCGTGTTCTTGAGTAACAACCAGCAGGTTGCGAATAGCTACGCAGGCAAAAACAACGGTCGAGTGATACCTACTTACATCAAAGCCGAAAACCCTCTTGAAGTGTTGGTCGACACAGGCACCAATTGGGACAATATCAGTGACGAAAATTCAACTGTAAACCTACCCAATGGTGAGTCAACATCATTGTCAGAACTGTTCGATTTCCCCTTTGATGAGTCGGTATCGACTGACGATGTCATGCGCAATGCACGCGCAGCTGGGTTTGATGTTGTCACGGTTGAGGGTCTGCGGGACATCGGTGGTGCAGCACGTGGTGTTGATCTGACGGGGGTTGACTCTTCCACGATCACAGCAGTGTTCGACCCCTCCAAGATCCGATCAGTCAACGCAGCATTCGACCCTGATGCTGCTGAGTCAGCTGATCTGTTGGCGCAGCGCGATCTGCCAGCTGACAGAAACCTTGTCGTCACTCACAACCTGTCAGCCGAGAACATCCTTGCTGCTGCTGACCTTGGTGGTCTGGCTGCACCGTCGATCGCTACCATTCGTGCTGACATCAGCGACTTCGATCAGTTCGGTGAAGTGTCGCTGCTGGCCGATCCATCGCTGCTTGAGTCGCCAAAAGCACGCACCTTTGACGCTGACGTTTATACACCGCGTCAACCCCGTGCAACTTACGACATCGACGAGAAGAAATTCAATCAGCTCAACAATCAGCTTGATCCTGACAACCTGGGTCTGAGTAAGCCTGACATCCAATCGCTGGCAGACGGTACCGGTGCTGACAACCTTCAGCGTTCTGCTGCGATTCAGCATCTGTGGCTGCAGGAGCAGGGTAAAGCTCCGAAACTGAAGAGCCGCAAAGCTTCGCCAACCATCAAGAAAGCTGCGAAGATCGAAGGTTTCATCGACGCTCAGAGTCCTGAGATCAAGAAACTTGCAACCAAACACTACAAAGACCTGCTGAAGAAAGTCGCTGCAGCTGATGAAGGTCGTGTTGAGCGATATGAAGGATTGTGGTTCGAGGAAGATGGAAGCATCTCAGCACGTTCGTTGATCGATTTTACTGGTGAAGTTCGTAGATTCAAAGAGAGCAACGGGGTCGATACTCACCAATTGCGCCAAGACATCGATAAGAAACTGCGCACGAAAAAGACCCGTGATGAATACGACCAGTGGGCGGCTGATCTGTTCAATGACATGGTGACCGGGCAGAAGCTGTTCAAGGGTTTCACTAACGCTGGCAACCGTAAGTATGTTGACTACAACATGCAGAACGTCGTCAAGGAAATGACTCAGAAACTACAGGCAGGTGAAGCATCATTTTACGGTGCGGGTACTGTGCGGTCAGCCTTCGCTAACGAAATGAAGACCATCAGGCAGGTTCAGAATCGACGTGATCAGATCGTCACTGAAGCTGAGATGACTGAGGTCAAGCAGGACTCTGCTGACATACTTGAGCAGGCACTTGATGATCTGAAGCCGTTCTACAAGTTCGATGCTGACTCATTCGGATACGCTGAGGATGCTGGTAACGCAATCATGGAGGGTCGCAAGGGTCTGAACGAAGCATTCGACATGACCCCTGAAGCGCAGCAGATCGTTGACGACTTGGTGAACTATCTGGTCGCACTGCCGTCGAGCTACTTTGAAACCAAGATCCAGCGTGCTGTCGGCTTCGATGAGTTCGACACTGCCGTCGTGCCGAAGGGCATGAACAAGCAAGCGCTACAGGTGCTGAAGGATGCGGGTCTGAAGATCAAGACCTACGACCCCAGCGGTAAAGGTAAGACTCGGCAACAGGTGGTTGCTGAGCAAGAAAAACTGCTGTTCCAACCCACCAGCGACGACGCACCAGGTGCACGCGGCTACTACGACCCAGCGAACAGTATCATCAGGCTCACTGAGTCAGCTGACCTGAGCACCTTCCTGCATGAGTTCGCCCACTTCATGTATGAGATGGAGGTCAGCGGTGACACCGAACTGTTGCAGAGCATCAACAACTGGTACAAGCGCAACGGTGAAGAGGTTGCTGCTGAGGCGAACCGGTACCTGACCAAGAAGGGTTTTGATGCTGAGAAGCAGGGTGATCAGCTAAACCAACTGATCGCAAGCACTGCACCGCTTGAAACTGAGGTGACCAATGCAGAAGAACGATTAGCTCAACGCAAACAGACGCTACCTGCAGGGCATAAGCTGATCGCCATCGGTGAAAGGGTGCTTACTAAAGCAAAAGACACACTGCAGTCAGCACTGAGCGACCGCAAAGGGTTCGACGCTTGGTTCGCTGACAGCAAAGTTGTCGACGCCAACGGTGAGCCACAAGTCGTATTTCACGGCAGTAACCGTGACATCAAAGAATTCAGACGACCGAAAAGCGGTCGCGCACTGTGGGCGTCAGCGTCAAGTGTCGCCAACACTTATGCAGGTGTAGGGGCTGGGGCGGTCGTATTCCCAACCTATATGTCAATGCAGAAGCCTATGGAGTTCGATGCACAAAACTCCGACTGGCAGAATCTGGAATTTGAGGGTGAGCACACCAACACCGACGACCTTGCTGACCTTGCTGAGTCACGTGGTTTTGATGGTCTGATTGTTCGCAATCTGAGAGATGAAGACAGTGATACTGGCGGTGACGTACCCGCTGACCATTATGCGGTATTCAAGCCAGAGCAGATCAAATCATCGGTCGGTAACATTGGAGCATTTGATCCGACCAACCCTGAGATTCTTGCACAAGAAGCCACACCCCCAACAGGCAAAGCAGGGTCAATCACCGGTGAAGACGTCACCACCTATCTCGACTCAGGTACTACCGGTGATGCTGACAAAGACTCAGCGATTCGTCGTGCAGTGCATGAGCAGTTTGCACGCGGCTTCGAGACGTACCTGATGGAAGGTAAAGCACCCAGTATCGAGCTGCGCAATGCATTCCGCACGTTCGCACGCTGGCTGTCACAGATCTATCAGCGGATGCGTGGTGACCTGAACGTCGATCTGACCGTTGAGATGCGTCAGGTCTTCGATCGCCTGCTGGCAACTGAAGAGCAGATCGCTGCAGCTGAAGCACGACAGCGGGTTGAGCCGATGTTCACTGATGCGGTGATGGCGGGTATGACTGAGGAAGAGTTCAGCGACTACCAGAAGCGCATCAGCAAGGTTAAAGATGTGCAGTCTGAGACTCTGCGTGACAAGCTGATCAAGCAGCTCACCCGGCAACAGCAGAAGTGGTGGAACGAAGAGAAGCGTGACATCGCTGACGAAGAGATCGAACGGCTGAAGACTGAGCAGGTCCATGTTGCACGTGATCAGCTCAAGACTGGCGACATCAAGCTGGACTTCGCCACCGTGAAAGAAATGGTCGGTGAAGAGAAAGTCAATAAGCTGGGTCGCAAGTCGGTCATCGTGTCGCCTAAGCTGCGCGGCATGACTGCCAAAGAACACCAAGGTCTACACCCTGATGAGGCTGCTGCAATCCTCGGCTACGACTCAGGGTCTGAACTGCTTGATGACCTGATCAACGCACCATCGATCAAAGAGTCTGCTGACATCGCGGCTGAGTCACGCATGGTCGATCGGCACGGTGACATCATGACCGATGGCACCATTGAGAAGGCTGCTGATGAAGCGGTGCAGGATGAAGAGCGTGGCAAGCTGCTGCTGTCAGAGTTGAAGACTCTCGCACGCGGCACCAACGCACCGACTGTTGACCGGGCGACCATCAAAGAGATCGCTGCAGAGCGCATCGGTCGGTTGTCATCACGTCAGATCTTCCCCGGCAAGTACCGCAGTGCTGAGATCAAGGCTGCGAACGAAGCGGGTCGGATGCTGGCTGAGGGCAACAAGGAAGGTGCTGCTGCTGCGAAGATGCGTCAGGTGCTGAACTACTACCTTGGAATGGAAGCGACCAACGCGAAGAACGAGACAGTCAAGATCGTCGATCGCATGGCGCGGTACAGCAAAAAGAAAGTGCAGACCGAGATCATGAAGTCGAACGGTGGGCACTGGGAACAGATCGTCAAGATCCTGAACCGCTTCGAGTTCCGCAAGTCGGCAACGTTGGGTCAGGTTGATGCGGTCAACGAGAACATCAATATTTGGGCAAAAGAGCGCATGGAGACTGAGGGTGACGGCCTGGTGCTGACACCTGCAGTGTTGAATGAGTCCTTCATCACCCACTGGAAAAACGTACCGTTCAGCGATCTGCAAGGCATCAACGACTCGGTGAAGAACATCGAGCACGTCGCTCGGTACAGCAACAAGATGAACGCGATCGCTGAAGAGCTTGAGTTCAAAAAGTTGAAGGGCGATTGGGTCGACAGCATCAACACCAATGATGCACGGTTCGACACCAAAGCCAGCAAGTCACGCACTGCTGACGCACAAGATGCCACGCTGAGTGAGCATGTTCGTCGTTGGGCATCACAGCTGACCAAGGTACCCTTCTTGGCGTCATGGCTCGACGGTGGTGAGCGTGTTGGTCTGAGTCATCAGATCCTAATCCAACCGCTGACTGATGCGCTGGATGCCAAGCTGAACCTGGTCGACTCCACGGCTACACCGGTGAACAACGCCATTCTCGACCGCAGCAAAGCTGACCAGAAACGTCACATGCGCAAGATCTGGATTCCTGAGATCAACGATCATCTGCTGGGTCACCAGGTGCTGGCGGTCGCGCTGAACACCGGGAACCAAGGCAACCTACGCAAGCTGCTACTGGGTGAAGGTTGGGCTGACCCTGAGTCTGATACTGATGTCAGCCTTGACAACCCTCAGCTGCAGGCAGTGTTGAAGCACATGACGAAGTCTGACTGGGAACTGGTGCAGTTGATCTGGGATCAGATGGAAACGCTTTACCCGCAGCTGTCTGAAGTGCATCGTCGCACTACGGGTCTGACACCACCGAAGGTCGAGTCGACACCGGTTGTGACCGAGTTCGGCACATTCCGTGGCGGCTATTACCCGGTCAAGTATTCGCCTGAGCGCAGCCACAAAGCTGAGAAAAACGCTGAGAAGCTGCAGGCTGAGACTGAGTCGATGTTCAACAACACTGCATCGATCCAGGCGTCGGTGAACGCTGGGTCAACCAATGAGCGCACCGGGTTCTATGACCGCATTAACCTGAGCCTTGACGTGGTGCCTGACCATTTCAATGAAACGATCCACTACATCACCCACCACGACGCGGTGCGTCAGATCAACAAGCTGATCAATGCACCTGATGTCGCCAACGCGATCAGCGGTGTACTGGGTGAGGCTGAGTACAAGCAGCTCAAGCCGTGGCTGAATGATGTCGCTAAGGACGGTCGTCAGCAGCCTACCAAGACGTTCATTGATGAAGCCTTCCAACGGTTGCGGTTCGGCACAACGCTGGGTGTGATGGGGTTTAAGGCGTCCACAGGCATCATGCAGTTCTTCGGACTGTTCACCACTGCTGCTGAGATCGGCGTGGGTCCAACGGTGAAAGGTATCCAGTCAGCCATCGGCAATGCTTGGTACATGAAGGCAATTCGTCGCACGCTGGGTACCCCTGACAACATGCAGAGCGGTTGGGACTTCGCAGTCGAGAGGTCCAAGGTGATGCAGCACCGTGCTGAGACAATGGATCGAGAGATCAGGAACGCGATGACCAGGCTGAAGGGTAAGCGCGGCATTATCGCTGCTACTCAAGAAGCGTCGATGAAGCACATCGCGCTGATCCAGACATACATGGTGGATCTACCCACATGGCTGGCGGCATACGACAAGACTGTCAGCGAGACTGGTGATGAGAAGAAAGCTGCTCAGGTTGCTGACTTCATGGTCGAGAGTCTGCAGGGGTCGGGTTCAACTAAAGACATGGCTGCGATCGTGCGCAACCAGTCAAAGGTGCTGACCACATTCACCATGTTCATGACGTTCTTCAGCTCGTTGGGCAACTTGAGTCGTGACCTGGTGAAAGGTGCACGCACTGGACGCTACTCACCCACCAGCATCGCAGCAAAACTGATGTTCCTTTACACGATCCCTGTGTTCATGGAAATGCTGATGCGCGGTGAACTGGATGAGCCTGAAGATGAAGATGATCGGTTGGGTAAATATGCGACCGGTGTTGCACTGTACCCACTGGCGTCGATCCCATTCGTGCGCGACGTTGCCAGCGGTCTGATCGGTGACTTCGGTTACAACAGTTCGCCGGTGGCGTCGATGCTTGAGAAAGGCATCAGCGGGTTCAAGGGCATCACAACAGCTGCAGTGACTGACAAAGAGGTCACCAAGTCTCAGATTAAGAATGCGACTAAGCTGGTCGGTGCGGGTGCCGGGGTACCTGGTGTGTCGCAGATGTGGGCAACCGGTGAGCACCTTTATGACGTGATCGAGGAAGGTGAAGAGTTCACCGTTCGTGAAGCGTTGTTTGGACCCAAACGCGACTAATGATAGACTCTTGACAATATTAATCGGAGCGTCGGCATGACAGTCAATTCGTTGAACATCACATCAGGACCGTATGTCGGCAATGACATCGCGACTCAGTTCTCATATACATTCAGGGTTGAGGATAAAACGCAGCTGTCGGTGTTCGAGACTGACCTTGCAGGCGTGAGGACTGAACTCACCGTTGACACCGATTACACTGTTGCGAGCATCGGCAACGATGCGGGCGGTCTGGTCACCCGTGTCGCGGGCGCATTGCCTCTGAATTTCGAGTGGTTCATTCGCGCGAACTACAAAGCAACCCAGCTGACTGCGTTCCCATCACAGGGTCCGTTCTTTCCCGACGTGCATGAAGCATCGTTCGATCAGCTGACCTTTCTGATTCAACAGCTTGAAGATTCACGTGATCGATCGTTTCGGTTGTCTGATGCTGTAGACATCGATGGTACATTCACCATTACTGACGATTCAGCAGCGCGTGTCGGGAAGTTCCTGTCATTTGATACCAACGGCGATCTAGTTGTGGCGTCGTCACCGCAAACTGTGACCACTGACCTTGTGTTCGGTACGAAAGCACTGCTTCAAGGCGCTACTATAAATGAAGGGTTGATTGCATCGACCAGGGGGTATTACCCCGGATGGCCTGCTTTCTTAGAGCCGCAAGGTGCCGGGACATACGTCATAGCTCTGCTGAGTGATGTTCGCACAGCTAAGTCTGACCCCACCTTTGTACCCGATGGTGGGATCAATTTCTTCATCGCAAATAACGGCGGAACCACTCATGTGGCAATGTTGATGTTTGACGGTGTATTGAACCTATTGCAAACCGGGGCGAAATTTGATGGAACAACTGATGATCTAATTCCCATACAGGCGGGGTTCGATTACGCAGACCACATTGTCATCCCACCGAAAACCGCTAGATTGTCAGCCGGTATAACCAAGACTGGCCAATTTTGGACTATCGAAGGTTCGGGCACTCAGCTGTCAATCCTGAACTTTGATGCAGGCACATTTGACCTGCTGTCATTTGACAATGGTGGCACGGCTATCGCCCGGTCAACTCTGAAGGGATTCATGGTTCAGTCTGCTGGCGACAAGACAGCGGGAGCGTCGATAAACTTCATTGACGCCATTACAAATTGCCATATAAACAACATGTACGTCCGACTGTACTGGGATGCGTTTAAGATTGCGGGGTGTAGCAAGAGTTATTTCCGCGGCGTTACTTACGACCAAATCGGCAGGACAGCAGGAACACGAGGTCAATACGGGTTCAATTGCCCAGCTTCAAAAGACCGCATGGTGGATTGGCACTTGACCGATATTCAAGGGAGCGGGTTTGTCTCAGGAGCCACGCCACTATCGAGCATCGACGCTCACTTCTTTATCGTCGGGTGTGATGGGATTTACATGGAGAACTTCCATTTCTTCTTCGCAGATCGAGGCATGCGATTCCAACCAAACGACGTGGCATCACTGGGTGATATTATCGCATCGGTTCATTGGTCGAATGGATATTGGGATACGATGGAGTTGAATCACCTGTATTTCGCAGGAACAGCCAGCGTGGCATATAAGAAATTCTTCTCATCTAATGTCCAGTATCGAGATGCACAGTCTGGGGACGCTGTCACGTTCCAGCAAACTGGCGACGTAGATATTGTTGAGTTTGATGGCGGCGGCTTTTTCGGCAATGACGGCTCTGGCATTAGAGCTTCGAATTCACCCGATAATGTCACGAACTTATCTGTGACTGGGGTTACGTTTGACGATAACAACAAGGCGAATGACACAGTCGCAGGTGACATTATCACTCGCGGCAATAATGGAACATTCACTGGCAACACCCATATCGGCGGCGGTGCGCTTGGGCATGCTATAAGGATACTTTCCGGCGCGACAAGCAACACAGTGACTGGGTGTGATCTTGAGAACTCCACTGCCACAGACAAGCTGAATGATGCGGGTACCGGTACTAAGTTGTACGCGCTTCAAGGGTTTGTAATCGACAATAAAGGCAGTGCGACTATAAATAACCCATCAACATCCGTTGTGGTTGCTCACGGGTTGGATGTAACCCCGTCGCAATTTGATGTAAGGGTCACACCGATTTCAAATCTTATTGCAAACGGTGTCACTTCTTTCTGGGTGACCAGTGTCGACGCTACGAATTTCACCATTAATGTCGATACTACGCCAAGTTCTACAGCGCAATTCTCTTGGAAGGTTACGGCCAACACATGATCATCACCGTCAGAAGGTTCCTGTCGAACAGTGACGCAACTCTGTCAGAAGTTAAGATCGACGGGGTGCGTCACTGTTATGGTCTTGAAGATGAGCACCGAGGGATTAAGGTTGACGGTGAGACTCGCATTCCCACAGGTGCCTACAAGATAGGCATCAGAGCTGAGGGTGGTTTTCACAACCGGTACAGCAAGAAGTTCGCTGACATCCATCAGGGGATGCTGCAGGTGCTCGACGTACCTGGGTTCGAGTTCATCCTGATCCACGTCGGCAACACTGACGATGACACCGCTGGGTGCCTGCTGGTCGGGTGTGACTGGCAAGGTGGGTCAGCTCAAGAGTTCCGGGTGGTCAGTTCTGTGGTGGCTTACAAAGCGTTGTATCAAGCGGTGATCGATGCTGCGCTGGCAGATGATTTGATGATTCATTATATTGATGAGGATCGGTGACATGTGGGCAACAATTAAAGGTGTTTTGAGCGGCGGTATTGTCGGTTCCGTTGAACGCATCGCCAGCGAGTTTATTGAAACCGACATGGAGTCGGCTGAAGCTAAGGCGCTGATGATCAAGACGCTCGACCCCAATGGCAAGATGCGTCGTGACCTGTCGCGGTTTGCCAACCGGGCTTACGGGTTTTATTTAGGAGTCGCCACTGTATTGTTACTGGCGCACGCGTTCGACTTGGGTGTGGCAACCCAAACGAAAGAAGCGATCGAAGCCATGACTGAACTGTTTTTACCTATCACTACCGCGTGGGGTACAATAGTCACAGCATCGTTTGGTGTGAATGTGACCAACTCAGTTAAAAACAAATAACCGTAGTAGTGCCAAGGAAGACGTTATGCCTGAAGGTGATGATGTGGCTCGTTGTACTGATGAAAAATTGTTCCAGCTCTGCAAGGATTTTGAAGAGCACAAGGAGCGTTTTGAGAAGCATGAGCAGCGTGAGACTGCTACGTTCGGCAAGATACTTGAAGCACAGCATGAGAACACTATCGCCATTGGTGCGCTTACGGGTCAAGTCACCGAGCTGGTAAAGGATACACGCGACATCGTGCGGCTTCACCGTGACTTCCAGGGTGCTGCACGAATCGGTGGTGGAATGAAGAAATTCGCATTATGGTGCGTGGGCGTCGGCGGCTTTGTAGGCTCAATCGGTGCTGGGTTGTACTGGTTGGTTGAATACTTGGGTAAGCCACCGGTCACCTAGAAGAAATTCACTTCAAGATCATTCGTCGTGATGCCGCGACGGTACCGATCGATCGCAGACTTCAACCCTTCCTGGTCATCGACCTTTCGCTCAAGCGCATCAGCCACCGCCAGATCCACCGTGTCATTGCATAGGATTCTGATGATTGACACAGGTCGAGTCTGGCCCTGTCGATTGATGCGACCATTCATCTGCTCATATAACTCAAGCGACCAGTTCAACCCGAACCACACCAGTATCGACCCACTGTCCTGTAGCCCGTCGACACCATGCCCCATGCTGGCTGGGTGGCCGATCAGCAGCTTGATCTGACCGTTGTTCCATTTGTTGATGATCGCTTCGGTATCTTTCGATGGGGTATTGGTCAGGTTGACTGGGTGATACTTTTTGAATTTCTTCATCATCCGTTCAGCGTCAGCCTTGAACGTGTAGCTGCAGAGCACCGGCGCACCACCTGCTTCCTCAAGCACATCCTCAAGTGCATCCAGCTTCGCATCGTGCAGTGCCTCAAACTCAGGTGACTCGCTGCTCAGGTACGGTGACCCGTTGGCGAACTGGCAGCATTTATTCGACACACTGCTGCGACTGAACACTTCAACCTCAGAGCCACTATCGAGCTGGGTGAACATGTGCTTCTCGACTTCCTGATATGCCTTGCGTGCTGCTGCAGGCAGGTCGACCATGACGTTCGTGACCTTGCAGTCAGGCAGGTCCAGGTAGTCAGCCGCGTCCATCTTCTTTGTGATGTCGCTGACCTTGTGCTCAATCCACTGCTTACCGAGTTCTGTCGGTGAGTAGTTCCACCCGCTGTAGTCCGACATGAAATAGTTGTCTTTGTAGTGAGTGATGTATTCACCCAGTCGCTCACCCCCATCAACAGCGAGGAACTGACCGAACAGGTCCAGATAACCGTTGCTTGCCGGGGTACCGGTGAGGCCGGTGCGGTACTTGAAGTGGGGTATAATCTTGCGCCAACCGGTGACCTTGATCTTGACTGCCTCACCGCGTCCATCTTTGCGGTCACGGGTGCCACCAGCCATGCGCAAAGTGGTACTGTTCTTCAGCTTCGACACTTCGTCATACACCACCATCTGAAACGGCAGCGGCTTGTCTTGTGACAGGTAGTAATGATCGAGTTCCTGAGCCAACCAGTTCATTGATTCGTAGTTGATCAGATAAACGTCGGCATCAGCGAACAGAGCACGCCCACGCTTCTCCCTGGTGCCGTGGATCACGCTGAAGCGCAGATGCTTGGTGTGACTCCACTTGCGTGCCTCACGTGCCCACACAGCCTGTATGACCCGCAGCGGACCGAAGATCAGAGTCTTCTGCACCTGACCGCTGCGCATCCTGTCGACAAGGGTGGTCAGCGTGATGGGTGTCTTGCCAAGTCCCATCTGAAGCCACAGCATTGAGTCAGGGTGCTGCAACTGGTGCATGACGCATTCGCGCTGGTAGTCGTGGAGCTGTTGGGGGTGGAGTAAGGTCATTTGTGATACCAATTATAGAATCGTCGAAGTCCGTAGCTGCGCACCAGTGAGATCACGGTGTAGATGGTGCCGAGCCACAGGTTCTGCTCGATGCTGATCTGCCAGCCGAACAACGGGAATAATGTCATGTTGGCGATGAAGTTGATGGTGTAACCGATCAACACATTCATCACCGCTTCTGTGGCTGACTGCTTACGCGATTGCACGAAGCAACCTCTCACCGATCCATTGAACACATGGTACTGCTTTAGTGTTGCCGTAGGCTTTATATTGCGGACTATCAGGACACTGATCAGCAGGTTTTCCACGCCAAGGAATCCTACAGTGATCGTCAGGGAAGCCTTGCAATCGGGCGCATTCAATCGGCATGAATTTTCTAGCGGTACCGTCTGCGAATACGCCACCAGGGTATTGCGATGTGGTCAGTGTTGACGCAATGTGTTCGTCAAATTTCATTTGCGCAGGTTGACTATTCACGTGAAAACTTATAACAAAGTTGAAACCGTCAGCACGTGGATAATCGTTGCATGTAGTCTGCAGAGTCGCTGCTATGTCTGACTGCTGATTGCCTGCAATACAGATCTGACTGCTGCTGGCAACTTCTTCCCGTGTTTGTCTAATCGGCGCAATATCCCGGCGCACGCCTTCTGACTCAAAAAGTACTTCTGTGGGATCGAACCCTGATCTAGCACTTGCGACAACGAACACACGCTTGCGTCGTTGGGCCAGTCCGAAATATTGGGCATCAATGACCCGCCACGCGACTGCTCTTTGGGGTCCATACACACAACCAGCGTTCGACCATCTTTTCCCTGATGGCTGCAGTTGATCATCTTCTCCTGCGAGTGCTCCCAGAAAGCAGCCGAACGCATTGTCTTTTGAGCTGAGTACACCGGGTACATTTTCCCAGACGCACACTGCTTCTGGCTTTCCTGACTCTCGCCTCTCGGTATCAAGAACATCTAGCAACCTCACATATTCAATAGTTAATTGACCGCGCTCGTCACTTAAACCCTTACGTGCGCCTGCGACACTGAACGCTTGGCACGGTGTACCGCCAACTAATACATCAGGTGCTTTCAAGATGCCGAGCGACAACATATCTTTTATTTGAGTCATGTCACCAAGATTCACCACGTCGGGGTAATGATGAGACAGTACGGCTGCGGGGAACGGTTCAATCTCACTGAACCAAGCAGGTGTCATACCTAAAGGCTCCCATGCCACAGATGCAGATTCAATACCACTACAAACAGACCCGTACTCAATAGTCACAACTGAACCCCCGCAGCAATGACACCTTGCACCATCGACATCTGACTCATTGTTTTGATCATCTCAGCGATCAACTCATCAACCTGCTGCTCACCGTAGACGATCGTCGCTCTGAACCCCAGCTTCGTCATACGGATGCGCTCACGCTCCTGTGGTCCTGACTCGGTGCCGTCAATAGTTTTCACCTCGACCAACCACAGCAACCCACCGGGGAGGAAGCAGAGATCATCAGCGACACCATCATGTTGTGGGCTGACGAATTTGCGAGTCTCCCCCCCCAGTTTCTTCACCTCTGACTTCAGGTACCGTTCGACCTTGTTCTCGCGTACACCCACTACATGAACTCCTTCAACCGATGCATCAGATCCTTGTTCAGCTCTGCCCACGAATAAGGGTTGTGCTGGTTCATGCGATGCGAGTCACGACACTTCATGAACATGTCGCGCAGTAGCATCTCAGCACGAACCTCACGACTGTGCGGTTCTTCGGCCAACTCCCTGCGTGCGGCGATGATACAGTTGCTGATGCGATGGCGAACAGGTGTCTCAGCGATATCGTCGTTCATTTTCTCAAGTGCCATCAGCCGTTCGAGCATCGACTTTCTGATTCGTGCTTGATCCTCAGTCATGAGTGCTTCCTCAACGGTGTCATGTTGGATTTGTGCGACGTAATCTCGCTGCTGAGGTGCTGGATGCAGGTGTTGATACCGGTCAAAGTCGCTTGCTTGAACTCAGTAACAAGCACACTGTTTGTTTCAACAGCATCGCGAAGCATCATCATTTGACCCAACGCTGCAACAGGGTTGCCCGCGTACATCTTCGACACCTGCTTCTCAGTCTCAAGATCAGCGGTGGCAGGGTGCAGCGCGGTGACGCTGAGCATGTGACCCTGCTGGATCATCTCTTCGAGCTGGTCAGACGCGACGAACTCACGCGACTCACCGTTGCTGAATTGGATTGTCACTGTGGTATTCATGACTCATCACCTTCAATGAATTTGTTCAGCTTCATTTCGATGATCGGACGCAACGCTTTGTAGAACTGACCATGTTCATTATCTCCGTGATGACTTTCAACATTGTCATAGAACTCATCAATGGTGCCGCTGAAGCAGCCACGTGATATCGCGATCTGACCGGCAATGATGTATGCCAACAAGTACCCACTTTCGCTGCCTACGTTCGCAAAACCAATATGGTTTCCACCCCAGATCTCGCCACCCCAGATCACGCCACCGTGGATCACGCCACCCCGGATCACGCCACCGTGGATCACGCCACCCCAGATCTCGCCACCCCAGATCTCGCCACCCCAGATCACGCCACCCCAGATCACGCCACCGTGGATCACGCCACCCCGGATCACGCCACCCCAGCTCACGCCACCGTGGATCACGCCACCCCGGATCACGCCACCCCGGATCACGCCACCGTGGATCACGCCACCCCGGATCACGCCACCGTGGATCACGCCACCGTGGATCACGCCACCCCGGATCACGCCACCGTGGATCTCGCCACCGTGGATCTCGCCACCCCAGATCACGCCACCGTGGATCTCGCCACCGTGGATTTTAGCACGCGAAAAAACAACAACATCAGGGTGAATCCACGCTTTGTCACCGAGTGATGATTCGTCTTCAACCCAACCACCCAGGTCGCCTTTCTCGACACAATCGAAACTAACTTCAGCTTTGATCTGAAATAATGTGCGACCGTACTTGACCATTGTGTTACTGGTTAAACTGAACTTTTTCATCACTGTCACCGTGTCTTGTTTATTGAAGTTTTACAACTGTAGAACATTGTGCCACATCAGTCAAGCAATGGCTGCACCAGCTTCGTCGCTTCCTTGATGTACCATTCGTGATTCAAGTCGAGCATCGGGTACCCACCATCAGGTGCTTCAAGCAAGTCATCGAGGTTGTTACAGATCTGCACAGACCAACCGGTGTTGATCCCCACCCGGCGTTCTTCATACACTGACTTATTCTTGGTGTGAATCCGCTCATCCCACACACCCGACCCCACCTCAGTCATGACCTGGTTGAAGTACGCGTCAGTCAACTTGTTCGCACGCTTGAACTCACCTTCTGGTCCTGCTGGCAGCATCACCTTCTCAAGTGGTCGACCCTCAGTGCTGATGTAATAGCGCACGATGTTCTGCACCTGCTCACCACCCCACTCAAGCGATGAGCTGCGGGGTACCTTGGTGCGCAGGAAGAAGTCGAAGATGTCGTCGTGGTTGGTGATGAACTCACGGATGTCTTCACCGCGTACCAGTGCAGCTTCAGCTGCCATCGCCACCACGCGTGATGACCAGTCTTTGTGATACGGCAGTTCCCTGGTGCCGGGGTTCTCTTCAGCTGTCTCATGCGCATACTCACCGATTCGCTTCAGCTTACCACCCTGCTTTTCTGCCATGTAGCTGTTGACATCACGGATGAACATGCGGTCATACAGTGATTCCTCAAGTTCGAGATTTGTCAACTGTTCCCACCATCGACAGACCGACCGAGTGTGGTCGACGTATTCAAGTGGGCACAAGTAGGTGATACCGTCAGTGTTGGCTTGGATCATGCGCAAGCCCGGCACCTTCAGCATCTGCTCAGCTAACATACACAGCAGCAGTTGACCGTTGATGGTGATTGACATGGTGTAGTTCAGATCTAGGAACGGACTGTGTTCATTCGCTGACCCACCGTATGCGCCATTGAGTGCCAGCTTGAATGCCTCGTTCTCAGGGGTACCTTTCGGGTAAGTCTTTCGAGTGTGGTAGACACCAAGGTAAGCATCACAGAACGCTTGACCGAGGTGTGCAGGGGACAGGTGGTTCTTGATACCTAAATTCGGATAAAAACTAGCAACGTCAACGTCAACAATTTGATACCGATCATCACTGCAGACGACCTGAGATTCGACCGATGCGTGGATACCACCGGTGCCGAACTTGTATGCCACGCCGTCGACGTCAGCGATCAAACCCTTGAACACACCTTTCGTTTCGGTGATCACCTTCGACTGCAGGAACACCAGGATATTCTGAAACTCCACTCGTTCAAATGCCACGTAGTCGAATATCACTTCAGCCAAGTCGATGCGCTCACGCACGGTTTGACGCTTGACTTTCTTTTTACCCTGGTACTCGAAGCAGGGTATGCCAGCCTTCTCAATCTCAGTGACCAGGATCGTCTGACCGATCTTCACATCACTCATGTTCATCATGTTCTTGCCGAACGTCGCACTCAAACCTTCACGCATCTTGATGGCTGACTCAGTTCGATCACAGAACTTGTCGGTCGCATCGATGTCGTGCCACATGTAGTCAGCGAGTACATCGATCTGATCATCGGTGAGCACGGTGCCGACAGGGAACGGCAGGTCTTCGATATTGCTCATGCGCATGTTGAATTCTAGGATCTTCAGACTGGTCATCTTTGACGGGTTGTCGAAGTGGTGGATCTTGAACAGGTCGATCTGCGGCACGATCCAATCAGATTCCCACACCATGTGCGCGAACTTCGCAGGACCATGCGACCCGATGATTGCCATCGCCTTGTCATAGATGTTCTCGTATGTGATGCCGACATGCTGGTTCTTGTGAATGAAGTGCATCACCGGGTAATCGAACCCGACACTGTTGAACCCGACCATGCGGCACTTGTGTTGACTCAGAATGTCGACGAACCGACACAGCAGCTGCAGGTCGTTGCGACGTGGACTGATCTCGAAGTACCACTTGCGTCGGGTCGCACGGTGCAGGAAGCCTACGGTGAACACGTTCGGGAATGTTTCCTCATCATACACCAGGTCACCATCGGTGATGCCGAACAGGAAGTCAGGGTTGGTCATTGGTTACACCGAATAAAAGAGGATGATTGCGATCACTGCTTTAATGATGAGGTCAATACTTTCGTATAGTGTCATGTCCATTGTCGTCACCTTAGAAACAAAGCCGGGTGTGACCCCGGCACGATTGATTAAACGAACGACGGTTGAATTGCCAGACCTTGATCGAGCAGCATCTGATCATTCCAACCCGGTGTCGCCATGTACTGCTCGTAGGTGACCCCGTTCGCTGCGGCTGTCATGACCAGCTGCGCAGGGGCAACAGGAGCAGCAGGGGCAGCAGGGGCAGGAGCAGCAGGAGCAACAGGAGCAGCAGGAGCAGGAGCAGGAGCAGCAGCAGGAGCAGCAGGAGCAACCGGTGTCGGACGTGTCGCCAGACCTTGATCGATCAACATCTGCTCAGTCCACCCCGGCGTTGCAAGGTACTGCTCAAGCGTCACACCGTTCGCTGCTGCTGTCATCTGCAGTGCAACAGGTGCTGCAGGGATCGCTGCACCAGGTGCTGCAGGAGCAACCGCAGGCGGGGTGGTAGCACCCACGTTGGCGAACATCTGCTCAGTGCTCGGCTTGCCGTCGAGTCGACCGAACTGACCCAGTTCACCCGTGCTCATCACACCGTTGAGCCAACCACCGACACCACCGGTGCCCTTGACGTAGCCGCTGATGCCCGCGCTGACGTGAACCATCATGCCGCTGTAAACTGCAGCAGGGTCGATGATCGCTTGACGACCCATGTCGACCACAGCAGGGCGATCATCAGCCTTTGCTGAGCAGGTGAACGCGTACCAACCGACGAAGCGAGGATCGTGATACTCCTTGTCGGGCGTGATCTTCTTCTCATACAGATCGAAGCACAGGTTAGCGTTCGCTGGCATACCCGATGGGAACGTATTCTGTTTGGCAGCGTTTACCTCAGCCAACAGCGCAGTGATCTGCGGGTCGGTAGCAGGGATCAGCACCATCGCGCCGAACTTAGGGTCACCGCCAGCTTTTGGAACTTTCGCAGTGAACAGGTCACCGAAGGATAAAATACCTGAGATTAACGGCATGATTTTGTTACCTTATAAAAATGAAACTTCAGCAGCAGGTGCTGTGGCTTCGATTGTTGGAACATCTGCGAACATCATATCAACTGTGGAACTTTGTGCAACATCTTTTTCAACAGTTGGTTGATAATCACGACTGACTTTCTGCAGCGAATCCTTACCAGCTTTCACAGCGATATAGTCACGCTCGATCTTGGTCTTCTGCTCAGGGGTCAAAGACGCCAGCTTCATCACAGCAGCAGGGCTGATCAGCTTGGCGGGGTACATCTCATCCTTTTTGACCCGTCGAGCCTTGAGCATCTTGACGATGCCGTCTTCATCCTGGGACCACACCTTCGCGTTCTTACCCGGTAACATCGCGTAACCAGGTACCGATGTGCCTTGCTCGATGCGCTCTTGGATCTCAGTCTTGACTTTGCCGAACGCAGCCATCAGGCCATCTTCAGCGCTGGCCAGCTCGCTCAGCTGCTCGACGGTGAGCGACTTCGGATCTGCTACCGCTTTGCTGATGTACTCGAACAGGTGCTGATTACCACCGTCACTCACAATCAGATTTGTATCACTCATGGACTCCACCACTTTTAAACTCTTCTCAGCATCAGCAGTGCAGTGACCGCCTCGCTTGGGGTTAGCTTTACACCACTGGCAGTGTTTGCCTGCGGTTAACGGTGCGTCAGGGTCGTCAGTCGCGTTGGCAGCAACAGCCATACCTTCAGCAGCACTGACCACTGACTGCACAGTGATCCCATCTTCAGGTCGCGTGGTGCACTGGTACCGCACAACTGGGTTGGTCTTCGGCTGCACAATTGACATGCGAACATGCCCTGGTGGGACCATCGGTGGTCGAGGCATCTTACCGTACAGGTAGCTGATCAACTGAGTGTTGTCCTTCTCAGTGACATAACCACGACCGTCTTTGTAGTCGCACACTTCAAGAAAGTAGACGAACCCAGTCTCAGGGTTGAACGCGGTGATCGTGATGTCACACGTGCCCCACCAGTCATCACGACCGAACACTTCACCGGGGTTCGACTTGCACTCAGCTTCGACAGTCACTTCGCAACGGGGGAACTGTTGCTTCAGCTCAGCGACGCGACGACTGACATAGTCGAGGCACATCTGCACGCGTGCGATTCGAGCAGGGTCAACCAACCAACCGTTAGGGTTGTCGTGATGGTTGGCACCGATGATCTGCTGGTCGTACTGAATCGCAGGCACACCGTTGATCAGGCACATCTCAAGCAGTTCGTGTGAACCGGTACCATCGATCGCTGCTTCACCTGCGACGTCCTGATAGCCAGACTCCATTCGCACAGAGCCTGCACAGTTCGGCCAGCGGTGGTTGCTCGGCCCTAGTCGAGCGTGACCCTCGCTCACAATATGGCCTTGACGCTGGTCATCAGCTGAGTTTGCTGCTCGGCAGTCAGACCGACAACGCTGGTGATACCCATCTGAGCCATCACCGTATCGATCGGCTCACGACCCTTGTTGATCCGAGTCATCTCAGCAACCAGTTCCGCGTTGAACTCTTCAGGGGTCATCATGGCAGGAGCAGCAGGAGCAGCAGCAGGAGCAGGAGCAGGAGCAGGAGCAGGAGCAGCAGGAGCAGCAGGAGCAGCAGGAGCAGCAGGAGCAGCAGGAGCAGCAGGAGCAGCAGCGGCAGGAGCAGCAGCGACACCCGACAGCAGTGCGGCGGTCATCGCTTCAAGTGCAGCG